CGGCGAAGTGGCCACGGCCCGCGTCGCGGCGGGGCTGTCATCGAAACGCAAAATACTCACGCGGTTTAAATGACCGGGGGAACGATGAATATTATCAAACGCTTTTTGACACGGTTTGGAATCGGCGCCGGAGACAATAAATCCACCTCCCGTTCCACAGGCCGCCTGCCCCGGGTGCGCAGTTATGACGCGGCGCTGATTGACAGGCTGTCCGATAATTTCCTGGCGCCGATCACGACGGCGGATGTGGAACTCAGAAACGCCCTCACGGTCATGCGGGCGCGGAGCCGGGAGCTGGAGCGAAACAACGACTATGCAAAGAAATTCCTGCACATGTGCAAGGTGAACGTGGTCGGACGGACCGGCTTCACCCTGCAAAACAAGGCGCGGGATGCAAGCGGAATCATGGACAAAGTGGCGAACGACATTATTGAATCCGAATGGGCGCTCTGGGGCAAGAAGGGCAACTGCACCGTTGACGGTCGGCTGTCCTGGCTGGCGGAGCAGGAGCTGTTTATCAAGACCGTGGCCCGTGACGGTGAATTCCTGGCCAGGAAGATCCGGGGCTATAAAAATCCCTGGCGCTTCGCCCTCCAAAACCTCGAAGCCGACCTCCTTGACGAAACATACAACATCTCCGACGGCCCCGGGCAGAACCTGATCAAGATGGGCATTGAATATGACTGCTGGAATCGCCCCGTTGCCTACCACCTGCGCCGGCGGCACCCAGGCGATTATTTCCGGTCGGCAGTATCGGCCGGCACCTACGAGCGCGTGCCCGCCTCGGAAATCATTCATTGTTTCATCACAGACAGATCCACCCAGGGGCGAGGCGTCCCATGGATGCACACGGCGGCCCGGCGAATGAACCAGGTCAGCGAGTATGAATATGCCGAAGTGGTCGCCGCCCGGATCGGCGCGTCAAAGATGGGATTCTATGAGCAGAAAGACGACGTTATGGGGATCGGCCCCATGGGCGACACGGAAGACGAAACAGGAACCCCGATTCAGGGAGCCGAGCCCGGCATCTTCGAGAAACTTCCCGCCGGCTATAAATTCTCACCCTTCCTGCCCGACCACCCGACGACACAATACGGAGAGTTTATCAAGGGGTCATTGCGCGGAATCTCATCGGGATTAAACGTCGCTTATAACTCTCTGGCCAATGACCTGGAAGGTGTGAATTTTTCCTCCATGCGGTCTGGAGCGATCGATGAACGGGACGGCTGGAAGTCGTTGCAAACATGGATGATCAACGATTTCATTATGATGGTCTTTGAGCCCTGGTTAGAAATGCTGCTCCTCACAAATCGAACCTTTCTCCCTTACGCCAAATTCGACAAGTTTAACGCCCCGGAATTCCGCGGGCGGATCTTCGATTGGGTGGACCCGTCGAAGGATATTGACGGCGAGCTGAAATGCGCCCGGGCGAAGTGGAAGAGCGACCGGCAGATCGTCGCCGAACGGTTCAACATGGAACTCGAAGATTTGTATGAACAGATCGCCGCCGACGAAAAGCTGAAAAAAAAATATGGGATCAAGGCGGATCTGGGGCAGCTCATATCAAAAACGGCCAGTGTCGAACCGAGTGACGGTGACGACGCCGGCGCAGGAGGTAACTAAAATGCCGAAGAAACTTAAAAATCAAATCAAGAAGATCATGCAGGAAGGTAAACTTTTCCGGGCCGTCACCTTCGTGCGGGAAACACTCAAACCCGAGGAGCGGACAATCGAATTATCCTTCTCCTCCGAAGAGCCCTTAGAGCGTTATTTTGGGTGGGAAATCCTGGATCACTCCACGAAATCAATCCGCATGAAGCGGTTGAACGACGGCGGGGCGCTCCTTGTAGATCATAACACACGGGACCAGGTCGGCGTCATTGAGAAGGCATGGATCGGCCCAGACCGCAAAGGGCGGGCGTTGGTCAGATTTGGAAGATCGACCAGGGCGGAAGAAATCTTTCAGGACGTCATCGACGAGATCAGGCGTAATTGCTCAGTCAGTTACGACGTACACAAGATGATTCTGGAGAAGAGCGAAGGCGATGTTGATTGGTATCGCGTCACCGATTGGGAGCCGTTGGAAGTCAGCCTGGTAAGCGTTCCGGCGGATACGACCGTCGGGGTCGGGCGCAGCGCCGACGTAGCACAGAATCACGAAATCATTATTGAAACCCCGGCAGGGGAATCATCCCAAAAGGAGGAAATACGAAAAATGGATAAATGTACAATTTGCGGAGCGGACCTTGTCGGCGGCGCTTGCCCTGTTTGCGCCCGCGCCATGGCAGCAGCCGAAGCGAGGGCCAAGGAATCGGCCAAAGAAGCGGCAAGGGCGGAAAAGGTTAGGGTCGATGATATCCTGGCCATGGGCAAAAAACACGACATGATGGATGAGGCCCACAAGGCCGTTTCCGAAGGGAAATCCGTCCAGGAATTCAAAGATCAGGTCATTGAAAAAATCAGCGCCCGCCACATCGATTTCGGCAGCGGCAATAATCAGGCCGCCCAGCAGGCATATCGAAGCCTTGGCGAGCAGTTGGTGGATATCGCCCAGGCAAGAGCCCCCGAAGCAAGCCTGGCCAGGGAACGGCTCCTTGTAGCACAGCGGGCGATTTCCGGCATGTCCACGTCGGTCCCGTCGGACGGCGGTTATCTCTTGCAGCCCGCCTTCACCACGGCGCTCCTGGACAAACCGGAAGAGGTATCCCAGATCTCCACGCGCTGCTTCAAGATTCCCATCGGCGTCGGTTTTGACAGCCTGGAAGCCCCGTTCATCGATGAGACTTCCCGGGCGACCGGGTCCCGCTGGGGCGGCGTCCAGACCTACCGCGAAGGCGAGTCCCTCTATCCGTCGGGCAAAAAGCCGAAGATCGGCGAATACAGCATCCGGCTTTACGATCTGATTTCGGTCTGTTACGCCACAAACCGGCTGCTCAACAATGCGACCTCCCTGGAAGCGATCATCACCAAGGCGTTCCGGTCAGAAAACTTCTTCAAGCTGGACGATGAAATCATCCGCGGCACCGGCGCCGGGCAGTGTATGGGAATCACCGTCGCCCCCTGCACGGTTACGATTGCCAAGGAAACCGGTCAGGCCGCCAACACCATCCTTACCGAGAACATCAACAAGATGTTCAACGCCCTCTTCGCCTCTTCGCGGGGGAACGCGGTATGGCTCTACAATCAGGAATGCGAGACCCAGCTCGAAACCCTCACCCTGCCCATCGGGACCGGCGGCGTTCTTATGCCGCTCTTCCAGTACGCCGGGAACGGGACGAACAATTCGCCGATCAACAAGCTGAAGGGCCTCCCCGCGATCCCGGTGGAGCAGGCCGCGGCCCTGGGCGACCTGGGCGACATCATCCTTGCCGATCTCTCCGGTTACATCCTGGTTGATCAGGGCGGGATCGAGGCGCGGCAGTCGATTGAGGTGAAGTTCCTGGAAAACGAAAAAACCTTCCAGTTCATCTATCGCGTGAACGGCGCCCCCCGGCTCCGGTCGGCAGTGGCCCCCTATAAGGGCGCGACCTCCCGCAGCCATTTCGTCATGTTGGCGGAACGGGCGTAAACATTAACCAAACCGGGGAGGCGACCCCTCCCCGTGATCCTTGAAAAGGAGGAAAAAGAAAATGAAACAAATTTTCAGCTATGAAAAGAAAATTGTTCCGCTGCTCACTTCGGCGAATATCAACGCCGGGGTCGATTCCGATTCCGTCGATATGCAGGGCGCGAAGAGCGTGTCCTTTCTGTGTGTTTTCGGTCCCTCTTACGCCGGCGCCGCCGGCGCCATCCTGAAACTTTACGAAGGGGCCACCCACGGGGCAAAGACCACGGCCCTCACGTTCAATTACCGCTACGGCGGTGCGGCGATCAAGTCGGCAAGCGCCGACGTGCTGTCTGCCATAGCGACCTCGGCGGCCCTGCAGATCGCCACGGCAACAATGGTCAACAGGCTCCTCGTGATCGAGCTGAATTCCGATCAGATGACCGACGGGATGCGCTACCTGACCATCGAAGTCGGGGCGGAAGCCGACGCCGGCGAACTCTCCATCGTTGCCATCGTCGATCCGATGTTTGCAGATCCCGGCGCGGATACGGTGATTGACTAACCATACCGGGCGGCTTGCTGAGAGGCGTCAAGCCACTGAACCCTTGACGCAAACCACCGGGCCGCCCTCCCAAAAAGGGGAACCGCTCCTATAACCGCAAGGTACGGATGGAGGAAAAGAAAATGCCATTAGCGAACGTAAAATCCGGATGGAAATCCGGCAATCTTGTTTTTGAAGAAGCCGTGATCGGCAACGGCGCCGCAATCCACTTCGGCGTCGATGACGATGGTTTGGATGTAAAGTTTTTCGGCGCGACCTCCGGGAAATATGCGCTATGGGATGAAAGCGCCGACAAGCTGATTGTCGCCGCCGATTTCTCGGTGTCCGGAGCTGCGACATTTACCGGGGCAGTCGACCTTTCCGGCGCAACTGTTACCGGGATGACGCTTAGCGCGTCCGTTGTCGCCCCCGACACGAGCGACGGCGCGGCCCTGGGCAGTGCCGCCCTCATGTGGTCGGACCTCTTCCTGGCCAGTGGCGGCGTAATCAATTTCAACAACGGCGACGTCACGCTGACCCATAGCGCCGATGTGCTTACCATTGCCGGCGGAAGATTGGCGTCGACATTCCTGCCCGCCGCCCATACCGATTCGGCGATCAGCGCCGGCGTGTACGGTACGCCGCTGGTTGATGCGACGCTTGTGGACAACATCCTCTTTTCCGTCAACTATGCCACGGCCACAAACAAAACCGCCGCCGACACTTCCTGCATGGCGGCATTCATCGGGGTCGCCAACACGGCAGCCACAACCAACAACAAAATGCAGGGGCTCCTGGTTTCCAACACCATTCACGGGGACCTGTTCGACGCCTACGCGGTCCAGGGCCATGTCACGGTCCATGACGCCATGTCCACCCAGAACGCAAACGCCCACATCACCGGCCTGTCCGGCAAGGCCCTTATCTCTGCGGCTGTCGGCCAGGGATGGGTGACAGGAGTGCTTGCTATCCTGGAAGGTGCCGGAGGAGTCACCGGTCTTGCCCATGCACTTGCCGCCCAGGTCGAAGCCGGGACGGTTGGCGCCGACGCCATCGCCTACCTGGGAGCCGATGCCACCGTTGCCGCCGCGATAGATTTTGCCGGGACGGCCAACATGACCAACATCTTCAAGTTCAATGCCGCCGCCGGATCGGTAGTTACCAACGCGCTCGTACCCTCCGCTGCTCCTGACGGAGGAACGGTTGGCGCAGATCTTGCCTTGGTTTGTGATGTCGGTGGAACACCTTATTATATCCCGCTGTATGACACGCTGCATGCGTAAGGAGGAAGTTATGGCAATCACCGGGCATGAAATTGAAAAGAGGGCGCAGAAGCCTCCCAAAACGGAAGAAAAGAGCGGGAAAAAAGGCACGAAAAAGAAATGAAAGACAATCTGCAAAGGAGAAAGGAAGAGGAATGAAAAAGATTGAAGGAATCACGGACGAGGAGAAGAAAAACCTGGTGATGCTTATGGAATCGGCAACACCGCAGACCCGGACGACGATCAAGGATATCCGGCAGATCGACAAGATCTGCGGAGTTATTGAGGCGGCGGACGGCGACTTGGATCTTGAGGACGCAGATTATGCCTACCTTAAGCAGCGGATCGGCGACTTTTCGGGCTGGATTCCGAAGAGCCGGAAAGAGGTAATTCAGTTGGCCGACAAACTCGGCATTTAATCAATCCCTTCCTGGCGGCGGCGGTCTCCTTGACGCCCCGCCCCTAACATGAGGACGGAACAATGGCCGGAAGCGCAATGACATTCACGGAAATCA